TCCGTTAGGTACGAGTAAGAGTGTTGCACTTGAAAGTCCTATACTTACTTTAACTGAGATGGTGACTCGTTTAGAAGCAAGAACTGAAACTGAAGATGATGATGGAAATATAAATTATGGCAAAGATGGTCCTAAATTTCTAAGCCATCACCATTATATAGAAACAAACAGACCAAAACCAACACAGGAGTAATAATGAAGGTTAATATATTTAAGAAGTTAATAAGAGAAGTAATAAGAGAAGAGTTAGATTTTAAATTTGCAGCACTTGAAAAAAAGCTAGATGAAGTGTTAGTTAGTAGTAATTCTAATAGTTTAGTTGAAGATAGAGCTCCACAACGTACCGCATCTCCGACTGGTAAAAATCCAGTTTCTAATACTAAAGTACCTATGACTACAAATTCTATCTTAAATGATATATTAAAAGAAACTGCTAATGCAGGTGAATGGAAAAATATAGATAAAGAAGTAGAAGTAAAATCAGTAGTTGACGATACTCAGAACTTACCTGATCATCTAGCAAATGCTTTCACTAAAGATTATTCTGGTATAATGAAAAAAGCAGAAGAAAAATCAAATTTTAATAAAGGACCTAATAATGGGGCTTAAATCCGACATATATGATGCCTTTGTAAAAAACCTTGGTGAAGATAATGTTAATGCTACATCCGATGGTCAAATGAAAGTTGATGAGTTAGCAGAAGATTTATCCAAAGCTATACAGACATTTCTTTTAGCTCAAGATTTTAAAGTTGATAAGTTAAGTGCACCTGTTGTTCAGACAAGTGTAAATGGAGTACTTACAACTCCAATTCCATCGACACCCGCTGCAGTTCCACCTGGAGGATTAGTTAATCTTCTTGGTCAAGGTCCTTTCGTAATAGAAACATCGGCTGATGTAGATGTAAATTTTCCTGGTGCAAGTATGGGTGCTCAAGATGCTTCTAATAATTCTTTAGTTAAACTGAGAGTAGTAAAGAAAGGTAGTAAATAATGCCAATATTAGATAGAAGAAAAAATCAATTTGTAGAAGACCAAGATAGTAGGGTATCAGTTGGAATAGACTTTCCATTAGCTAGGGTTCCTGGTGGGGATGGGTATTTTGCAACAACTAAAACTACTATTGATGCTATAAAAACTAACATAAGACTTTTACTACAAACCAATCAAGGTGAAAGATTATTCCAACCTAGTTTGGGTGTGAATTTAAAACAACTTCTTTTTGAGCAAATGACAGATGATATAACTATTCAAATTGAAAATGAAATAGTTGATACATTTCAAAGGTGGTTACCATTTATTGATTTAAACAATATCGAAGTTAATAGAAGAGATGATATAAATCAAGTAAATATAAACATAGAATTTAATATAAATAGAACACCTAATGCTACAGAAAGTGTTCAGGTTACATTTGATGGTGTCGGTGATGAAACCACATCAACAACAAGTGATGGAGCTTACTAATGGCATACACCGATAAACAAAAATTAATAGAAACCAATGTAAACTATACAAGTAAAGATTTCAGTACGATTAAAGCTGACTTGATTGAATATACCAAATCCTATTTTCCTGATACATATAAAGATTTTAATGAAACATCACCTGGTATGATGTTAATAGAATTATCAAGTTATGTCGGTGATGTTCTTTCTTATTACATTGATTATAACTACAAGGAAAATTTATTAGCAACGGCAACTGAAAAAAGAAACGTAAGAAGACTTTCCGAGTTTCTTGGCTACAAAGCCCCAAATAAAACACCATCGGTTGTTAAATTAAAAGTTACTACAACAATTGATGCTAATGCAGATGGTACTCCTAATTATGGTCAAGCTCCATCTTCAATAAATAGTGGATTGCAAATTGCTTCTAGTTTAGATTCTCAAATACTTTTTGAAACCACATCTGAAATAGATTTTACATCGAGTGGTTCCGGTGATCCTGCTGTAAGCGCTCCAACATTAGATGGTAATGGTGAGGCTGAATCTTATACCCTTACACGACATGTAAGAGCTGTTTCGGGTAAAACTAAAACAAAATCATTTACTATAACAAGTCCAACTAAATTTTTAGAATTAGATTTGGGTGAGGATAATGTAGTTGAGGTAATAAGTTGTATCGACTCATCTGGACTTACATGGTATGAAGTTGATTACTTAGCACAAGAAAAAGTTTTAAAACAGACTCATTATAGTGATGATACGACCAGAGATAGTGCTTATGACCAAGGTGATGCTACAACCGTCTTATCTATTATACCTGTTCCTTATGTTGCTGAATATATAAAAACAAATAAAAAATTTATATCAAATTTTGATGAGGATACACAGACATATAAAGTTCAGTTTGGAAATGGATTATTTAAATTTAGTAATTCTGGTTCAAATGTAGATTCTATTGAACAGGCAGGTGTGACAGTAAATGGAACTAATCTAGCTGATATACCTGGTGCTATAGGTTCTACAATAGGTAATAATTTAAACTTAGGTGAAACTCCAGCAAACACAATAATGACTTTTACTTATCGTGCTGGTGGTGGTGCTACATCAAATGTTCAAGCTGGAGAACTTACAATTCCCCAAAATACTCCTCTTGGAGTAGATATATCTATAACAAATGATGAACCGAGTGTCGGTGGAACAGATGGTCAAACCATAGATGAGATTAGAAATAATGCTAGTGCATTCTTTGCTACTCAACTTCGATGTGTAACCAAAGAAGATTATACAGCAAGAATACAAAGTATCCCAGCAAAGTTTGGTAGTATTGCTAAAGCATATGTAGAACGATTAGATGGTGGTACTCTTTTAGTATCCACCCTTTCTTATAATCAAAGCAGACAACTTACTCAAACACCACAACTTGTTTTACAGAATATAGCAACTTATCTTAATCAATTCAGAATGATTAATGACCAAGTTGATTTTGGATTTTCTTTAAGGGAACTTTTATTTTCCGGTTATATAATAAACTTTGGTGTTCATTTTAAAGTAAACTATGATAGGCGCTTTAATCCAACAGAAGTTAAATTAAATGTAATTCAAGTAATAAAAGATTTTTTTAAAGTAGGAAAATTAAAATTTAGACAATCTATTAATATGAACGATTTACAATATAATATATTAGGATTAAGTGGTGTTATTGGAATAAAAGAATTAAAACTATTTCAAGATGGAAATGATGATTATGGCAGTAATAGGAAATTATATTATTATAGAGGTGATGGTGAAATTATAGGAACTGATGCTAATTATGGATTTCAATATGATTTTCATAGTGCCCTTGAAGATGGTATTTATAAACCATCGGTTTCACCTGCTGTATTTGAATTAAGAAATCCAAACCAAGACATTTATGGGAAGGTAGTATAATGCATAGATATTTTTTTACAACCAAAGACACTTTTATTAATAGTGGTTCAGACGCGATTACGGGTGAAGACTTTAAAGATAAAAATACAGGACAAGACGAGATACTTGAATTAAAAAAAGTATTTTTTGATAGGACATTTTCTTATCAAACAAGAGTTCTTCTTCAGTTTGATACTAATGAAATAGAAAGTTATATTAGTTCATCTGTTCTGCCCAATGACTATCAGTTAAATCTTAGACTTTATGAGACAGAAGGAACAAGTGGTTTAAGTGAAGAATACACAATTGCTGCTTATCCATTGAGTGAATCTTGGGATGAGGGTGTTGGTAAAGAGAGTGATACGCCAAAGACAACAGATGGATGTAGTTGGTTGTATAGAAAAAATAAAAATAATTCCGAAATAAGTTGGGTAGCACCTGGTGGAACTTATCTTAGTGGTAGTGATGAAGTAACCCAAGTATTTTCAGCAGAATCTCCTGACCTTAATATGGATATTTCTACTTTAGCTAATAAATGGTTTGGTGGTGTTAATGAAAACTATGGTATATTAGTAAGATTATCTGGTAGTAGAGAAACATCTTCTACTAGTTTTGAAGACCTTAAATTTTTCTCAAGACAAACCAATACAATATACTCTCCTAAGATAGAATTAAAGTGGGACGACCATCTTCCAGCAACTGGTTCTAACACAGGTAGCTTGACCACCTTAGATGTTTCTGGTAATAGTGAGAACTACCTATACCCTATACACTTACGAGAAGCGTATAAAGAAAACGAAACTGTAAAATTTAGATTTGGTGCTCGTAAAAGATACATACAAAAATCATTTACAACATCGGTTCAAACCGTAAGCGGTAGTTTTATACCCGAAGGTAGGGGTGTTTACTCTATTATTGATATGGCAACAAATGAACCAGTTGTTCCATTTAGTGCTTATACCACGATGAGTTGTGATGAAACTTCTAATTATTTTAAACAAGATTTGGATTCATTTGAACCTAATCGTGCTTATAAGATTTTAATAAAAGTTAATCACGATGATGGTCAAGAAATAATATATGATAACGATTTTGAATTTATACTAAGGACTTAATCATGGCTATTTATGATGGTGATGACACAGGTGAAGAAGAATCAGGAATAAACCAAAATCCTATTATAGAAGTTGGTTTAAATGCTACAGCAGAAGATAGTTTTTATTTTGTAGAAAATCCTGAAGAACTATATGTAGGTCCTTATCACATACATCAAGATGGTGAAATTATGATTGGTGGGGGTGAATTGGGAATAAATCATGAACTAAAACCAGATGAAATAATATTTAGAAAAGTTACCTATGCTGCTATACAAGAAACTCGTGAAGCAGTAAGTGATATTTTTTATAAACTATGGTTTGAATCTAATACATTAACTGATGAACAACTTCTTTCTCTCCAAACAACTATCCGTGATGGTATAAAACAATCCGGTCGTACTGAAGATGAACCACTTGTTTTTTATAAAAAAGATAGAAACACTTTAGAAAATAGAAAAGATATAGAAGGTGATATTTTTGAACAGTTATGCCAATATATTTTTGATAACAATATTACTCAACTAGAAGGTAAGTTTTCTATACTAGAAACAGAATTACCAGCAGAAGGTACGCCTCCACAACTAGTTATTCAATATAAAATAAAATTTATAGATGGGGCTAATGTATATGAACTAAATATTGCTAAAAAAATAGGAAATGAATTTACAGATATTTTAAATCTAAGTCAATTAACAAAAACAAAAACTGGTTCTAAAATAGATCCTGAAAAAGCCCAAGAAGTTTTAGATACTGGTATATTTGAACTTCTTCCAACCCAACCAGATCGTCAAGAGCAGATAAACAATTTCTTTTCAGACTTTGATGACTTTGTAGGTCCAACTCCAAGTTTTACAGATGTGGATGGGGATGGTGCGGGAGAACAACCTGATAATTATCAAGATGACGAAGAGAGTCGTGTTAGTCATGAAAATCAAGTGGACGCTTTTATAACTAGATTAGATGACCAAGTAAATGAAGAGAATGGTGGTAAGACTCTTCAATCAATGAGGAACAAACTTAACACTTATCTTGGCGATGTTGATAATATTATTCACAACTTAGATGATCAAAGACCTGAATATGAAAACACATCAGAGGGTTTTCTTAAAATAAGAAAACCAAATCAAGCAATTATTTTAACCGCGCCTGGTGATAATTTATTAGAATTTGATAAAAAAAACGAAAATGGAATCCCAAGTTATTTAACCGATGGTTTTACAATAACAATGTGGGTAAGGTTTGTAAGTAAAACATCAGAAGGAACTCTTTTTAATTTTGGCAACCCAAACTCTTTAGAAAACCCATCTGGATTTAGATTAGAGACATATGTAAAACCTAATGTTGATGACAATGGTAAAATTGTTAGACTATTAAGACTAATAATATTTGATGGGGTAGTTAGGGATAATCATTGGGGAACATCCAATCCTACGAGAAAAACACTTTCACAAGCGGGTTATCAAAATGGTGTGGGTAGAAATATGAATCCAGTTACACGTTTTGCTAAATCCCATAGAAATTATCCTACAATACCAACTGATGATTTAAACGAGTGGTATTTTATTTGCGCTACTTATAATCCTAATGTAGTAGAACCATCTTTAGAAGATGGTAACGAACTTCTTACTAATAAAGATTATTGGTTAAATCATGTTATACCAGGAGTAGAAGATGCTGAAGATGGAATAGTTTCTTTTAGTGGTCTTGGTGCTAAATGTAAAGTGGAAATAATAAGCCGTAGCGATTTGTTAAAAGCTCGTGGGTATAAAATAGATGACTTAACAGTAACAGCATCCGAAGAGGCATCTAATCAAGGAAATAACTCAACATCGAATACCAATAATACCGGTGCACCACCAGAACCAAATTTTACATATGAAATACAAATTCCAATGGTAATAGATTTAGCAGATACCGGCGGAGAACAATAAATTTAAATTGAGGAATTAATATGGCAGTTGCAAATAATGATGATACCGTTGACGATAGTGCAACGGGTGACGATCTACTAATCGTTAAATTATCAGAAGAAATTCAATTCACGGACGCAACACTTAACGCTGATGAAGTATTGTGGGATTTTGGAAATGGTGATTTTTCAAGTGATAGAAATCCATTATATACTTACTATTCAAATGGCGTGTTTAATGTTATATTAACTGCTGTTAATGATTTTGGTGAAGCATCAACAACTCAAACTATAACAATATCTAGTATAGGAGAGATGATTGTAGATCCTAATGAAGAACAACAAGAAGAAGAAACTCAAGAAGAAGAAACTCAAGAAGAAGAAACTCAAGAAGAAGAAACTCAAGAACAACAAGAAGAAGAGCAACAGCAAGAAGAAGAGCAACAGCAAGAAGAAGAGCAACAGCAAGAAGAAGGGCAACAGCAAGAAGAAGAGCAACAACAAGAAGAAGAACAACAAGAAGAACAACAAGAAGAACAACAAGAAGAGGAACAAGGAGATACATCAGGT